TATTCTTTTATTATTTATATATAATTATAAAAAAATAATATATATAAATATTTATATAATTGGCTATACGTTAGTATAGACAATTATAAGAGATAATATTTTTAACTGAATTTTGCCACACATACCGTTTCTAGGTCATACTATTGGATCTGATTTCACGAGTTCGGTGAAAAAGTGTAATGAAAAGTCGTAAAACGCCGACAAATAAAGGATTTTCTTTTTCTTTTGTTGGTTGGAAATGTTTTGATGAAACACTAAAAATCGTGGGAAAATTGAAATTTTTTGAAAACTCGGAGAAAGCCTTATAAATCAATGGTTTCTGAGCTGCAAGTACCAGATTTTGTACAATTTTACAGTATTTGAAAAACTCTGGAAATACGACAGTTGTGGTATTCTTTCGAGGTATTGTTCGAGGTAGTTTTTGAGAGGTGAGATTGAGATTGACCTCGAAGGGGACTGGGGAGAGCCGGATTCGCTCTATAAATGTTTTCATACCCCCACCACATACCAGATCAACCGGCCTGTCAATAATTATTTTTGTCAACTTGCAAAAACACGGCGGTTGTAGGATTTCATGGCACGATAAAATGAATATTACTTTTTGAACTTAAGTAATATTCGGGCGGTTGTGGGGTATGTTCCCCCCGGTGGTGATCTGTTGCAGATGCCTGGGAGCTTGCCAGGTCGGGGAAATCCGGAGATAAAACCGGGCAGTTTGATGTTCGGGGAGATTTTAAGAAAGAGAGATTTAGAAAAAATATTTTCCCTTTTCCCTCTTTTCCCCCTTTTTTCTTCCTTCTTTTCCATAATGCAGCCGTTGCCATGATCCTAGAATCCGAAAAAGATTTATATTGTGATCATTCTGGAGGGTGGCACAAAACAGTAGAATATAAATTTCAGTATAAGAAATATAAATAAAAGATATAGAAAAACATATAAGAAACATAAAAGGATATTTAAAACAAATTTATATTCTTTTATTGTATATAATATATATAATAGAGTGCCGGAAAACATCACGAAAACAAGTAGAAAAAAATAATTTTTAAAAATTAAAAATAACTCTTGACATTATTTTATTCTACTTGTATAATACAAGCATAGCAAGGAACGAAAAACAAAAAAACACAACTTATAATGGAGGGTTAAAAAATGAAAGAATACAGAAATAATAAGGGTTATGAAGTAAAAGAGACTGGAAGATACAGAAGAACATGTTTCGTTGACACTGAATTTAACAGGATATTATATATTGAGAACCTGGAAGATCGAAGCTATGATTGTATACGCCTTGTTACCCTGGGAGATAAAGATCATAAACCTATGGTTAATAATATATATAGATACAATGATAATGATTATGTTGAGCAGGTAGTTAATAGCTTTACAAGATAGTAGAATAGAATAAATAACTATGAAAATACAGAAACGGAGGTATAAAGATGAAATATTTTGAAAACATTAAAAACCTGGAAGAACTGAGAAAAGAGTACAAAAAACTGGTAAAGAAAAATCATCCAGACATGGGCGGATCTGAAGAAGAAATGAAGATCATCAATGTAGAATATGAAAAAGCACTGAAGGATCTTGAAAATGCAGACACTACAGAAAACGCCTGGAAATATGATGCAACAAAAGACGAGCTTTTCAGAGATGCTTTAAATAAAGTTATCAATCTGGAAGATATTAAAATTGAAATAATCGGGTGTTGGATCTGGATAACAGGCAATACATACGCTTGTAAAGATCTTCTGAAGGCTGCAGGTTTTAAATGGTGTAATAATAAAAAGGCTTGGAGCTGGCACGCTGGCGAAAGATATTATAAAAAGAGTAAACGTAAATTATCAATGGATGAATTGCGTAATTTATACGGATCAGAAGAAATTGAAAAGCGCCGTAGTGATAGAATAGCATAATGAAAGATAAAAGGGATCTGAAAAGATCCTTTTTCTTTTCTCAAAAATAATTTAAAAAATATCTTGACAAGTAGAATAAAATAATGTATTATACATACATAAGCAACAGACACAACTTTAAATATTAAATAAAGAGAGGTAAAAGCCATGACAGCAAACAACAGATTAAAAACAATGTTTTCCCTTAAATCCAAAATCACAGTTTACATTCCAGCTACAGTAAACATTGATCAGAAGATTGACAATAGCAAATATGTAGATGCAGTAGCCACCTTGTTATCTGATTGTTTCGGTGGTGCAACATCAACTGAAGCCCTTGGTTATTGGGTATCAGATACAGCCGGACTTGTAAAAGAGAACACAACAATGGTATTTGCATATGCCGGAGAAGATGACTTGAGAAAGAATCTTGACAAGGTAATTGATTTTTGTCAGGATCTTAAAACAGAATTAAAACAGGATGCTGTAGCACTTGAATTAAATGGAGAAATGTTTTTCATTTAATTATAGTAGAATAAAATAAACGGTGGCTTGTATAACAAAAAAATATGAGCCGCCGAAAATAATAGAAAGTAGGGCGGAAAAATGGCGGAGTTAATCGAGAAGATGCTGCAGGAATTTGACAGCGGAAACATGGAAGCAGTAAACAAGATCCTGGATCAGATTGACGAAATGGAGGACGTAAACAATGAGCATTGAAACAAAAATTTTTGCAACGATTAGAATGTATTTACAAGCATATGAAAAGCGTTTTACAGATCCGGATCTGCTGCAGAAGTGGGCGAAACGTGCCAATGCCGTATATACAGAAATGCACGAAACAAAGTACAATATGACGTATGTTAGGGAACGCTTGTTTTTCAATATGTCTGGTGCTGAGACGGGTTATTATTTCATTGAAGAACTACGAAAATATTTTAGAACTATATCCAGGGTATAAAAGCCCTGGATTTTTTATGTAGATTAAAATAAAAATATTTTAAAAAGTTCTTGACAGTAGAATAAAATAATGGTATTATATACTTGTAAACAAGAAACACAACTTTAAACTAAACGAGTGATCGGCATAGTACAAAGTAATTTGATTGGAAAAGTGAGTGAAAGATCTGGAGAGTGAGCGACCACTTAAAAAGAACCAGAAGAAACGCCAAACAGAGATCAAACAGAAACGGAAGAGCGACTGCACCGCATAGACATAGTTTAATAAAAGAGGCGGAGGGGATGGATATAACAACAAAAGAAATTTTTAAAGAGTTGAAAGATGCAGCAGAAAAAAGCATAAAGGATAATAACGATATTATTCCTTATATGAGCGGAACAACACGCAAAAAGAATATACTTAAAGAGTTAATAAAAAAACATATAGATAATACAATTATTGATTATGAATTAGGTATAATTGATAATGTAATCTATGAGCATGAAATAGAAATATTCAATAAAATGAATAGATATTTAGAATATTTCAAGGAAATATAAAATCGTGCTTTTATGTAGAATAAAATAATTGCAAATATGTATTGACAAACACAAGAAAGCATGATAATATATATACATAACAAGTTGACACAACTTTAAATTATGAATACGAATAGTAGAAAGGAATAAATAACATGAAAAATGATATTTTTGAACAGATTAAAGTGGAAGTTGTAAAATGTGCTATGGCGTTAAATGATTGTGCAGATCTGAAAGATGTAAAAAGAAACCATGTGAATTATGGTTGTCTTATTACATGGCAGAGGATTGCACAGCAGATGGGACACAATACAGACACTCCAGTTTGGGAAGATGAAAACGGTTGTTTAAGAGTACCGTTTATTGAAATTGATTCATATAAAGTTGAATTTCATAATGGTAAATAAAAGGAGGAGGAAATCATGTTAAAAGGATTATTTGTATTAGTGTTATCCGGAGCAATGACAGCAACAACACCAGCACAGACCGGATCAAATTATTATCCGGCGGCTGGATACGTCACAAGTCAGGAAAACGATCTTGTTTCTGTAGAGCTTGCAAGTGGTGAAATTTTCCAGTTTTTCGCAGATCCTGGAGATTACGAAAAAGGCGATTTGTGCGCCATGATTATTGACAGTAACGGCACAACTGAAGTGCATGATGATATTATCATTGATGCGGTAAATGCCAGCATTGCAAAGTAGATTAAAATAAATATAAAGCGGAGGTTTTTGAGAAATGGCAAAAATTACAATAGGACAGGTTAAAAAATTCAATGCAGCATGTAAAAACGGTTTTATGCTGGATCTTGAACATCTTGGGATTTGGGGTAAAAAAAGATGCAAGAAAAACTTTAAAATTGATGATTCTGGAGTATTATATACTTTTATTCTGGAATTTTACGAAGAAAGTGAAAATTTTGTAAAAACTGGTGTTTATCCGGTTTTAGTTATCGAAAAGTTGACACCTACCAGAACAGATGGAGTATATGGCGCGCATTATCTGAAAGAGGAAAGATTGGGCGAAACTGTAAAACGTAAATCTGTAAAGATCCTTCAGGATCTCACAGCGAACTACACAGAAGAAAAAGCCGTTTCAATGATCCGGGAACTGGTGGTAGCATGACAGCACTTGTATTTATTATTATTACGCTTTTATTTGTTATCAAAGACGAATGCAGCACGAAAAAGAAACGGCGAGAAAATCAGGCTGCAGCTCAAAAACGGGTTGCAGCGTTCAACGAATGCATGCAGAAATTAAAGGATATACAGACAAAAGACCATAGAGAGCCGTAAAAGGCTTTTAAACGGCTTTTTGAGTAGGATATAATAAAGATATCAACAAAACACGAAAAAGCCCGTAAAAACGAAAATACGACGTTGTGTGACTATCTCAGGAGGTTAAACACATGAAAAAGACAATTATTAGAATGATGGTATTAGTGGCGGTTATTATGGCGTTATTTTCTGGGATGCTAGTACAGGCAGCGACAACAGGCAGACAGAGAGCCGCAGCAGTCGAAAAAGTGATCAGACATAGATATAAACGTGTCAAGATCCTAAACGGGGACGATTCGCCGGAATTTTGGCATAAAATCGAAAATAAAAAAGGGAAACGTTTTTACTATGTGGAAAAAACTACAGGAACGAAAGAAGCAAGGGTAACTTGCATTGATGATATTTATAAATACATTGTTCAACATTTGATTTAAGTAGAATGGAATAAATGAAAGGAGCATATAAAAATGGATAAATGGCTGGATCTGATTGGAGAAAACGAGGAAAAAATTCTGGAGGCTGGAAAAGCTGCATATAAAGAGGCACTTGAAGCCCCCCATTTACGATTTATTGTTGAGCTGGACGAGGACGGCGAAATAAATACCTGGTGTGATGTTGCCGGTGGTAATTTGTTCCATATGTCAACCTACAATGGTACATCAATCGAGGTTATGGAGTTTTGTTTTCAGTTTTTTGATTCTGAAATTACAGACGAGATTATAAAGCAGAAATTCCAGGAAAAAGGGTTTAAACAGCTTTATAACAAGCTGGAAGAAACTGCAGAAGAAGATTTTACAAGTGTTGAATGTGAAATCAGACATGGCGACAACCAGACAGCAAAAGATATTTTAGAAGAATGTCAAAAAGACGAACTTGAATTTATGGTGTCGGAATTTGCAAGTGATGAAGCAATGGCAAAATTGGATCAATTAAAAGAACGGTTAGAGATGATGGAGGATTAAACGATGAAGGTAAAATACATTGGTAAAGGCGGTTTTCTTGATACACCTGTTTATGAGAGTGAAAACGGTAAACTATATTTTGATGAAAATAACGGTTATGGGGAATTAAGCCTTTACACTGGTGCATATCGTGACGAATACGGGGAAATCTGGGGCGAGCCTTGTAATGCAGTAAAAGAACCTGTAGAGTGTGAAAATCCGTATAAAGTACATCCTAGAAGCGGCGACTATATGTTATTGAGCCGACTGCAGGGAGATTGCAAGTATTATATTAATTGCAATGGATGCAGTAAAAATAATCTGTGGTCAGACATTGATACAATTCTGAATGAGATGGAAAGCATTTTGAAATCATTCCAGCCGGAAGATAAGCCGGAATGGTTGACAGATTCAGAGTTTGAAGAACTGAAAAAGAAAGTCAGAGAGGTGCAACGAGAATATGAAACCGTACATAATACCAAATGATGACAGGGATTTTACCGATACAGTTAAATTCCAGAAAATGAAACAAAAATGGATAGATAATGGAATGAGTGAAACAGATATAGAAGCCTGGACAGACATATATCATGCGTATGATGTATGGGGCAGTGAAAAAGGATGCGATTATTCCAATATGAGCCTTGCTTATGATACAAGTGAATTAGGGTATGAACATTGCATTAGATAATAGGAAAGCGAAAAATCATGTTAAATGGATTTAATAAAGACGAGTTTATGAGTTGGTTAAAAGATGAATTTCCGGGCTGTGTTGATAGTCATTGGAACTGGGATCTTGTAGAAAACATTATTGATTATGGAGTAGAACATAATAATGTTTCAAAAGATCAATTCTGTTATTTTGTTTCTGATATTATTCCAGAGGTGGAATTTTTGGAAGTTGCAAGATTTTGTGAAAATGGGATCTTGACAAATAGCACGCTTAAAGAGTTGGGAAGGGAGTTTTAAAATGGCAAATATTAAATATCATCAAAATGGTGTAGGTCGTGAATATGGTGCAGATCATACATTAACAAATAACTGGAATCCAGATACAGACTATGGAAATGAATATGTTAATGTGTATTTTCGCATTGATACACCGTCATATCGTGGCTGTAGTTTTTCTTCAGATGATGATTGCCAGAAATGGCACGAAGAAGCCAGGGAGCTTATAGAATCTTTTGGAATCTTTGAAGGCTGTGGCTATGATATTGAAAACAGAAAAGATAAACAGGCACATTTATACGCACATCCACAGGATATAAGCGGCGTTATTTTAAAGAATGATGTGAAAAAAGTTGCAGAAGCGATTAGCAAAATGAAATTATCATCTATTCGTTGGGTGGATCTTTACGAAACAGTATATGTTATATCGGATGAAGAATATGAAAAATATTTATCTGGTAGAGATGAAGAAATCAGAAAAGCATTGTTTGACAGTTGCCATACAACCAGGACAACAAAATATTATAGTGCTTTTGATGTGTGTCGGGATCTTGCCGGAATGTTCAGATTAAACCGTTTAGGCTTAAATGACGGGCGAAATTATGGTGGTGGTCAAACAATAAACCATATTATGAAAATCATTGATGAAATGGCGACTACGGGCTTGCTGGTTATTGCTAAAGGTAAAGATGATTTAAAACTTGTTAGAAGCATCAATAAGACAGAACAGAAGCGGTTGAAAGTGGCAATGTAGAAGGACGACATTATGACATATGCGGAATTTTTGAAAGATATTGATAAATATGTTGGATATGTGGTGGAGTTTAAATCTTGTTTCAAGTCCAATGGAGAAGAATATACATTTCAACGTTATGTTTGGGACAATAAAGAATTTGGAGCATTGAAGCCTGATTCTTTAATTGAGGTTATAAGCGTAAAGCCTCTTTACAAAAAGCAGCGAAAAGAACAAAATCGGGAATAAATTATATTTGAAGGGAGATTAAGACGATGGGGAATAAGGAAATTACAAAAGCATATGTGAAAAAGTTTGTTGTGCCGGTAAATGGTGAATTTTATTACAGTGTGCAGATCAATCGCATTGTAGAGAACAACAATGATGTTATATTCTGTAATTGCGGTAAATTATGCCGGACAAGCGAAGAAGTTTCATTGTTCCTGGAGCAGACGAAAAAATTCTTTTCAGAAATTGTTTGCATTGATACAGATGAACTTTTTGTGTGTTAGGAGGAAAAGAACATGGGACAGCGTTCACAGATTTATGTGAGATATAATAAAAAGGATATGAACGGCGTTAATCGCAAGAAACTGATTGCAAATTATTATCAGTGGAATTATGGGGAAAGAATGATTAGCCGGGCAAGATGGGGAATTGAGTTTATAAAAGAGTATTTATCACTGGGGTATAATGGATATAATTGGTTTGAGCAGCCCGGAAGTGATGTACATTTATCAAGGGTTTTCGATGCAAATTTTGATATGCACGATATATCAATAAGTAGTGATATTATAAAAGAGTTGTGTGGCTTTTATGGTGTTTCTACGGAAACTGACTATTTAAAAAGTGAACTTGAAACGGCTGTAAAAGAAGAAGCCGAAGAAGAGGGACTTGAGATCAATCCGATAGAACAGCTATTCATTGAATACATATTTACCAGACAGGACAATAATGATGGTAAATTGTTCGTTGACATTCTGGAAGATGGTATAAAATACTGTTTTCTTGACGATCGGGCAAATACAGATAATATCATGGATGCAGCCGCTTATATGGTATGGGACTATCAAGACTGTAAAGAGACGGATTGGACGAAAGACGAGTATATTAAGCCCGAACAGAAAGAGAACTGCAGAAAGAATATCCTTGCTATTGGCAAGATGGCACAGCTTATGACAAAAGAAGAAATTGACGAGTTTATCAATTATGATTATCTGGAAGATATGGAAAAGCCGCCGTTTTGCTAATGTAGTATAAAATAAATATTGACATATATAATAAAACGTGGTATAGTCTTTGTATAAGGTTATACCACTATTTTTATATAAGGAAGGTTGACAAGTGGAAGTAGTAAAATTACCAGATGGAGAAATTGAAGTGATAGGAAGAAAACAGCATATCATTGATATTGTTCGGGAAAGATGCGGCGATGATGTGGCTAAAATTATTTCAGAATGGATTGATCCAGAAGAACTGGATATTGATGATTTTGAATTTGACAAGTAGATTAAAATAATTACATTATATATTGACAAGTAGTATAAAATAATGTATAATGTAATTATAGAAAAGGACACAACTTAAAATAGATGGCATAAAACGAGAGTGATATGTGATCAGAAGGATGCTCGAAGCCTGACAAACAAGATACGGGGGTGAGAGGATGCTACGGTATATGGCTTGTCTCATTATCTTCTGCATCTATTATAAAATCGGAGGGGGAACGAAATGAATTTACCATACGATCAGAGAACCGATGAAACAAGAGACAGAATGCGTGGGAATAGAAGAAGCTATTATCCTAATAAATACTATCGGTCAGCAGAAGGGAATTTTTATTTTTATATAAATACAAAAGGCTTTTATCATATACTTAGACCGTGTAAAATTTCATACTGTGGTAAATTTAGTCATTATGAAATAAATGACTATTTATTAAAAGCCGACAACACATTGAAACTTGTGAAAAGTTATGGGTATTACAAAACACGAGAAGATGTGATCCTGGCATTAGAAGAAAATTTAGCAAAAGATAATTAAGGAGGTTTCAATCATGTCAAGCAGAACAAATTATTATGATTTTAGAGAAGCAAAGGTTTTAATCGCTATGGAGCTGTCAAAAAGAGGCTGGGAGATTTTCGGGTTTAAGCCTGATGAATCAGACGGCATGACAGATTACTGGAGTCCGGCAGACTGGGACGGGATCGCAACTAAAAACGGTTACGTTGTCGTAGTAGATTGTTCTGATTACATGGTAAAATGGCGTAGTGGTAAAAAGGACTATCATAGAAGCAATAATAAAGAAAATATGGAACTTTCTTTTGAAGTCCAGTCGAAAATCAAGAAACTGGAAGAAATCAGACAGGATCGTGGGGCAAGCCCGGCAGAAGAAGAAACAGCCAAAAAGAAAATTGCAATGCTTCTTGCAAAGGTTAAAGAAAGTAATAACACTGGTGTAAATATTGAGGTATTTTTCCCGACATTCCAGGCTAATCCACCACGCATGAGCTGGCACGTTGAAAAAGACGGCGTTATCATTGCAAAGGGAAATGGTGTGGCGAAATTTTCAGATCTTTACTATTTCAACGAGAAAGACGCAAAAGAAGAATTGAAACAGTATGCAGATGATAAAGAATCATACAGATACAAACAGGCAGAGAGCCGTTTAAAGCTGTATAAACAGTTTATGACATTTATCAATAAAATTGATACAGCAGCCGGATCAATGCTTGCAAAAGACGGTAAAGGTTTTGTATATGAAAATATTGTACAGACAAAGTACAGAACCGAAAATAAAGCTGTAGAGTGTGCCGGAAGTTTTAAAGACGGTCAGTGTTTTATTGTAAAAAGATCATTAACAGGTGGCGTTTATAGTGGATATGTTTATAGAATTCATGAAGAAAATTTAAACGGAAAAACATATTTTACAGCGTACAGACTTGACAAAAAGCTGAAAAAGGAACTTACCGGAAGGGCTAATCCGGGTAACAATTTTGGCTATATGAGTGGCACATATTTAGACAGGATCAAGGGATTTTTTGAAAAAGGTATTCTTGCATATTGTGAGATCCAGGAAGTTAAAACGCCTTATGAAGTGACAAAATGTGTTAAAAAGGCGATTTAAGTAGTATAAAATAAATATATGAAAATATAAAAGAAAGGGGATTGAGTGGGATTTCTCCCACTCATAAAAAAGAAAATGACATTATCAGCAAAACAGGCTTGGATTGTTGAAACAGTTTCATATTTTGGATTTATTGGAAGTATTATTGCAGCTATTGTTTGTATAGTAGGAGCTGTAGGAATTGGCGACTTCTGGACGATAGAAATGAGGAAATCTGTACCGGGTAATACAGATATGAAGTTTTTTATTGCAGCCGGAATTTTTGCACTTCTGGCGGTTGCAATCTATGAATTATCACAGTGTTTCGATTACTCAAATATGGAAAATCTTGAAAGTATTCCAGTGCATTACAAAAGAGATGTTGTGGAAGAAATGAAGAACAGCAAATATTTTAAAAGTCAGGTAAATGGATGCTTAAAACAGTTCTATGACGGTGTATATGGCGATTTAAGCACCGGCGACAGGATAAACAATAAAAAGTCTATGGAACGTGGTAGAGGGCTTGTAATTGGCGAATATCGCACGATATGCGGATATATCTGCATTGTAGCAAGTGCAGATCGAAGCAGAACAGATGTTATATTTTCTGAAGAATATTATAGTGCTGCATAAGAAAGGGATAGCATAATGAAAAGTACAAAGTGTTTAGGTGGTTTGTTCAGTGCAACGGATGTTTTTACCGAATATGTTCATCAATGTATGCAGGAAAAGAAAACCTTTTTAGTATTTTTGAATTACAAAAGACGGCTACCAGGTCAAATACTTATAAACGATGAAGTAGATGAATGGTTTAGCAACAATGGATTATACAGTAACGAACCTAGAATTTTATACCGCCCTATAATTGATAAAAATGGTGTAAATGGTTATACAGTACATTATTCTGAAAATATCTGTGCAAACATTTTAGTGCCACAAACAATTATAAATCAACCATATGAAGTATTTATAAAGACAGTTATAACGGATTTGGAAAGGAAAAAATAAAAAATGTGTGTTATTGATTTAGGAAAATATAAGGGTTTACCTATTTACTGGAAAAGCAAAAATGAAAAATGTATCATCGTTTATGATCAATTTGCATTTTCCGGTAAATATAAATTGTACTTGAATGAAAGATATATAGATTCGAGTGATTTTATGTGTGGCTTGGTTGAAGTTGCAAAGAAAAGTTATTTTTACAGGAGGTAGTGAAAATGGAAGATAGCACAGTACACAAAACAGTGACAGGGAAAGAGTTCATTTTGACGGATTTAGAAGGGAATCCGTTGAACTATAACGATTATAAAGGCAGTTTTACCCGGCAACACTTGGCGATGCTGGAAGTAGGGCAGATTTTGAAATCTTCAAGCCTGGGGATTATGTTAAAACGCACAAAATAGCAAAGTAAACTTGTGCTTGCGTAAATACCAATATATATTATAATTAGAAACGGGAGGATAATACCATGAAAAAATCAACTATTCCTTATACTTTAACACAGCTTAAAAAGATGTTTGAGAAATCCTGCATTTTAGACTTTGATTGTCCTATTCAGCGGCGGTATGGATCATGGGACGAGTTCAAAAAGAGCTTATTAGTTCATTCTATGCTTGTAAATTTTGTAGTTCCGCCGATTTACATGACAAAAGAGAATAAAGGCACAAAGGACGCAAAGGGCAGACCTGTTTCAAACTATTCGTGTATTGACGGACAGCACAGATTGAGATCAATGTTTGACTTCTTAAATGATGAATTTGCATTGCACGAAGAAACCCCCGATGCAGAAATAGACGGAGAATCCTTTTCTATCGCTGGTTGCAAATTTTCAGAATTGCCGGAAGAGGTGCGGCAACTTTTGAGTTCCTACAATTTTACAATTTACAATCTGGAAGAATGCACAGATGAAGAAATTGAAGAAATGTTCTTCCGTCTTAACAACGGATCTGGACTGAGTAAGACACAGATTGCAAATGTTAAGCTAGGAATGAAAATGGCAAAATTCGTAAATGAGACTATTAAACGTGACTTTTTTACAAAGGTATGTCATTTTACACCGGCACAGTTTCGGAGAGCAGCGGACGAAAAGACACTTCTCCAGGCTATGATGTTACTTGATATGAAAGATGGGAATTATGATCTTGTTTCCATTTCTGAAGGTTTTGTAACAAAGTATGCGGAATCACTGCATGATACTGACACAGATAAAAAGTGTGAGAGAGTAAAAAGGATTATTGATTTTCTGGAAGAAGGGTTTTCTGATAAAGAAAAGTTTATGAAAGTCGTAAATATCCCTATGTTCATTTACATGGCGGATGATGCTATCAATGCTGGGATTACTGCAAGCGAGTTCTATTCATGGTTTGAACAGTTTGCCGGTAAATATAGTCCTGATTGCAAATATGCTGAGTATTGCGGCACTGGATCAATCAAAAAAGACAAGGTAAACGGCAGAATCACAGTATTAAAAGAAGATTTTGAACAGTATTTTGCCGATGAATTAAGCCCTGTAAACGAAGAGAATGTGGAAGAATCAGAAAATAAATAATATACATGAATAAGTATAAAGACGTGTCATTTCGGTGATGCGTCTTATTTTCTTACATAGTAGAATAAAATAAATGTTGACACAACTATAAATATATGATATATTATTTACATGAACAAGAGACAAGGTTTATTTTAGAAATGGAGGCTTTATGATTGACATTGATATGTGGTATGATGATAAGAAAGAACAAGTAACGGGATTAGATATATTTTTCAATGATCTTGGTTGCTTTTACAGTGGAAATTTGCGAATTTTCGGAAATATAGTTGGAGATTATCGTGCGGATAGTGTTCTGGAGATCGAAGAAGCATTTCCACATCTGAAAGAAAAGATTAAAAGTTGTTTTTCGGAGTAGATAAAACTTATATTTTATGGAGGCAGAAATGGCAAAATATATCCATTATGGTCATAAAGCATTTGAAAAGAAACTTTTTACGAAGATTGAAAATGCAATGCTCAGTACAAAACCAATGGGCGGTTTGTGGGCTTCCAGAACGGATGCAGCCTATGGATGAAAAGAGTGGTGTAATTCATCTGATTTTAGAGATTGCACAGATGAAAACAGTTTTACTTTTTCATTGTCAAATAATGCAAGGGTACTGTATATCAATTCTGTAAATGATTTGAAGGATCTTTCAGAGCTTCACAACGAATTTGGTATTTGTTCTTGGAAATTGCTTGATTTTGAAAGTATAGCGAAAACGTATGATGCTATCGAAGTAAATATAAGTGGTGATCCAGAGTTGCATTTCACTTTGTATGGGTGGGATTGTGATAGTATTTTGATTATGAACCCTGACATTATTATAAAGTGAAAGAAATTAAAAAAACAAGTAGAATAAAATAAATATTACTTGACAAGACACAACTTATAATATATAATAAGAGTATAGAAAACGAAGGGAGATTTAGACAATGAACAATAATCAGTTAGCAGATAACAATTCATTCTTAGGATTTACAGACAATAGAACAGCTTTACAGGCTGGCAAGATTGAAAAGTGCTTGTCTAAAGCATTCAGATATGATGGTGTTGTAATGGAACGCCGGGATGCAATGCTTCAGGATCTGAGAAATGGTGGAGAACCGAAGATTTCAGAAGAAGCTGTAAATGGAAAAACAAAGAAATCTTATAGAATATATTCCACGATTAAAGATGGTGAATTTGCCGGAGCGAGAGTTTTCAGCGAGATCACCAAAACAGAATATGATTTCTGTATGTATCTTATTAAAAATGATCTTATTTCAGAAGAACGTGTAAATTCTTATCTTGAAGAAGAAAAGAATAAACGTACTAAAGCTGCAAAAACAGAGCGTGAAGCAGAGGAAGCAGCCAGAAGAGAAAAGGAAAAGCAGGAAGAAGAGAAAGAAAATTTCAAGTCCTGGGTAAGATCCGCAGCAGAAACGTATATTGGAACTTCAAAGGGAAATCTTATGGAAAAGATTTTTGTTGACAAGCTAGGTGAGTTTAAATACCCCATTGGAGCATTTGCGCTTCTTGTGTGCATTGATAATATTGAAAATAACCCATTATGTAGGGAAGAGCTGAAGGAGCGTTTATATACCGGTAATGTGGCGAGTCGCAAGACATTCGAGTGCGTTACGGGCTTAAAACTTCCGAAAAACAATCGTGATACACAGGAGTTTATTGATAATCTGAAAAAGTCTGATTATCGAGAAATGACAGAATATAAGGTACGCAAAAAGTCGGACAAAACAGAAGAAAGCAAGCCAGAAGATGCAGAAAAAGAAGAATTTTATATTCTTGAATTTGATCCAACCGATGAAAACCGGAAGCCAGAGTATAGAAAAATCATGGCAGAGAGAATCGAAAAGAAAGGTTTCGAGTGCTTTATTCACGAAACAGAAGATGGAAAAATTGCAATTTCATCTGCTGAGTGTGGCATGAGGCTGTCAGTCGGTTCTACAAAAGCCGAAGCTATCAGGGAGTTAAAACGGACAATTAACAAAGTGGGAGATGTTACACTGAGAAAGAATATCCGGATGGCTATTGAAAGATTCGGGAAAAGTCCATATGAAGCAGCATAAAGAAGAATACAATAAATGATAGGAGATATATAAAATGAGTTTAGCTGGAAAGTTTGGGAATTTTGAAATCAAGAAATCTGATAGAATCAGCCAGGAAGATCAAGCATGGTTAACTCACAGAGAGGAATTATATAAACGGGCGATTGCAGTTTATAAGTCAATCTATGATATTTATAAGGCAGAAAATGAGACATATTCAAAGGATGATCTGGAAAATTATAGATATTCTTCACTTTTAATTGGAGATTTCGATATTCCGAAAAAACTTTCCAATGTACAGAACACTTATATAAGTGGAATTTTCAGTTACTTTTCAAGTAAGTACAATGTGCAGCTTACAAACAATTTTGAAGAATATGATTTGAACAGAGAATTATATAGATACAGAAATACAGATCCTATCAAAGATATTGTAATTGACTTTATTGATTATCATACTGTGCTTGAAAAAATTTTTGATCAGTTAGGCGGTATGAGTTTTGAAGAAAAAGCTATCAAGGAAGTCAAGGATAAACTTAAAAGCAAGTGCTATAACAGTTATCACGATATTTGGGGAATAAAGATAAAGGGAAATAAGTTTACATATACTGACGGATATTGCAGTAAAGAAACCTATTTCGATTATTATAATTTTGTCAGCACAGAATGGTTACGGGCTTTTCTTGATGCACTTTCATGTAATACATATGGAAAGAAAACGCATATTCAGTCATTGAACAGATTATATGACAGTTATCATGTTAGATTAGAAAACGATGATTTTCAGGATGGTTTTTCAGCTCCAGAAGTCGGGGTTGAGCATATCAAATTCTACAAGAACGGTAGAGTTGATGTTACTTTTAAAAGCGGCGAATTTTGCCGGAATTTTGCAAGAGAATGGTGTGGATATACATTAGTTTAGGAGTGTGGCAGATATGAAATATAACTATTCAAATGAGGTTATACCGCAAGATCAGCGGAGTGATATTAATACAAAAATTGAATATATTGTAAATAATGATCTGCCGGAAACTGAAACAGGTATTTCCAAAGATGACATTTTCAATGCTTATACAGGACTTGGAGGACTGCATGGACTGCAGTTTTCCAATTATGACAGTTACTATGACTACCAAAAAGCAAAAGCAGAAATTGAACAGGGGCAGTTTTTCACACCTTATAAATTAGTCGAATGGATTTATGATTGTTTGCATATTTCCAATACTGATTTAGTGGCAGATTTAACTTGTGGTCATGGTGCATTTGCAAGTTGCTGTCCAGTCGAAGGAAATTTTTACGGTTGTGAGCTGGAAGGAAAATCGTACAGAGTGGCAAAATACCTTTATCCGGATGCAAAACTTGAAAATACAGACATTCGCTTTTATGAGCCGAAAGTTACTTTTGATTATGTTGTGGGAAATCCACCTTATAATTTAAAGTGGCGAAAAGATGACACAAGCTATTTAAGTGAATATTATTACTGTCTGAAAGCTGCAGAACTGTTAAAACCAGCCGGGATCATGACTATTATTGTACCACTGTCATTCTGTGTAGATGAATTTTCCGATGGTGGTATGATTGCAGGATTAAATGAACATTTTAATTTCATTTGTCAGGTGGAACTTGATAAAAATACTTTTAAACATCTGGGCGTTGAGAACTACAAGACAAAAATTCTCTTTGTTCAGAAAAAATCTGAATATCTGGAAGATGTTGGATATAGTACAGACTTACTTTCCGGCGTTTCTTCTAGTGAGATTTGGGAAAAATATTTAAAGCCGGTTACAGAGAGACGGGAGAGCATTAAGCAGAAAACCTTTCTGGAAGCCGTAAGGGGCGGTAAAGAGGATATTGAGTGGCAGTATAAGATTGAAAAGTTACTGTATGACATCAAACGAAATCCGCTTGTTTCTGACTCATACGCTGAATGCTGTGAATATGTAAATCAATATCGTACACAGAAAAAGCCGGAGTATATCAAGTGGGACGAATGGGAACAAATGAAGATTAAAAAGTCGGATGTTGAAAAATATTTGAAAACGGCGTTAAGAAAGCAGAATCCAGCCAGAAACAAGGAAAATAGGATAATTAAAAACAATTATTCATTTGAGCTGAACGGTGAAATTCTGGATATTAACCAGGCTGTGCTGTATAACGGTGTGTCAACAAGACCGTTTGATGCAAAGTGGATGGCACGTCTGATTGACAAGAAAAGCCAGGAATACAATTCACAGGATATTGCTTTTGATGATATGCAGCCAGATAAGGAAATTGCATCATGGTTAGATTCTTTTGAGCTGTCAGACGGTGAAGAGACTATTCACCTGAATGCGGCACAGAAAAAGGATCTCAACCTATTCCTTCAGAAACGATACGGATTTATTCAGTGGGAACAAGGATCAGGAAAAACACTTGCCGGAATTACAATCGGAAAATATCGCCTTGAAAAGAAACAGGTGAAAAATGTGTTCGTAGTCAGCACTGCAATAGCTATTAAAAATAACTGGAATGACGTTCTGGAACAGTACGGAATTGATTACTGCATGATTGAAAAACTTTCAGATATTCAGAATATTAAGCCGGGGCAGTTTGTGATTATCACGTTGAATATGATGTGTAAATATCATAAGTTCATCAAGCGATTTGTAAAGTCTATCTGCCAGAAAGCTGTTTTGATTTTTGATGAATCCGACAATATCAGTAATATGTACAGCAAGCGTACAAAAGCCGTTTTAAATGCTTTTCGCCGCCTGAAATATAAAACATTGATGACCGGAACAAGTACACGAAACAATATTGCAGAAATTTTTCCGCAGCTTGAATTGCTGTATAACAATTCTATCAATATGTTAAGTGAATGCCCGGACGTTCAGGAGAGAAACAAGGAAAATGGTAATGAACTAGAATGGACTTCAAATGAATACTATATGAAACCATATCCGGCATATAGAAAAGGACACCAGCTTTTTACGGCAAGCCATATACCGGACAAAATCACAGTTTTTGGAGTCAGTCAGTTTACACAGGACGTTTTTAACGCAGAATATTTGAAACTGATGATTAACAAGACTATCATTACCAGAACATTTGAAGAAATTACCGGAAAGAATCTGTATGAGATCAAACAGGTTACTTGTCAGATGGGAGAAGAAGAAAAACATCTGTATTCTATTGCCCTGGATGAATTTTATAAGATGGAATATCTGTTTAGTAAGACCGGAAACAGCCGCAAGGATGCAATGCTGAGAATTTTGAATCAGTTGCTTGCACTTCTGAAAATCTGTGGTGCGCCACAGACATTAAGAGAATACGATCAATCAGTTATGCCGGAAAAATTCAAATCAGTTCTTTCTCTTTTGGTAGAC